GTGAATGCAAGTAATGTCACAGTAACTGTGGCGTTAACCATTGTAACTTAATTTTATTCAGTTTTTAAAGTGAGAGATCATTATCAAAAACAGAAACAACGTTTTAGTTCAACAATGGAACAACTAGAATCAAATTTTTACCCAATATTAACATAAAGAGTTTATTTATAAATAAATAACTAATAAAACAAATTATAAAAATGATAATAAATTTAAAAGACACGGATTTTACTTTAAATACTGGGAGTTATTATTCTGCTCCTTTTAAAGTTGACACAAAAGATACACTCTTAAGTATAGGTGTTTATCTTGCAGTTTCTGGAACTGCCTCTTTACAAGTTAGTATAAATGAAACTGATTGATCAGATATATCAGAAAGTTCATTCATATGTAATCTATTTGGTGTACAAATATACAGCAATGCAGATATAAACTTAGTCTACAGAATAAAAACAGATCAGGCTCCTACTCAAGCTCAAATTTCTATCTAATGTTAATAGCTAAAAACTTAAACAAAACTCTATGTATAGATTTGAGTTTCAAATTAGGTGGAACTAGCTCAGCAGTGCAATATAGATATCTTACAGATAGCACTATCTATTTGAGAAAAGGAATTAGAAATAGTAACTTTGTTGTAGACATTGCACTAAGTCCCACTTCTTTTAGTGGTGTGGAAGATATAGATTGAGAAACTTTAAAAATGATAGAATAATGACACAATACTTAATTTATGTGGATCCAATAACAGGACTAAAATTTCGTGACGGTGTTCGTGACGGAGTTTATGTAATAGATAAGGAATTAACTTCTTTAGGGTTCAGCGGAACCGAAGATGTTGATTGAGAAAATATAAGCAGTAATCAATAACATAATAACAACAATGAAAAAAATACTTATTTTTATAATATTTTTAACTCTTAGTTTAGCTACTATGGCTCAAACTAAAAACCCAAAAGGTATAACAGTAGGAAAAGACCCTGATACTGTTCTTATTTCTAAAATCTTAACAACAGATGGAACTGATATTGCTTTCTACAGAGGAAGTAAATTATTGACTCCAGTAAATCCTGACTCGGTGTCTTTTGAATCATTAGATTTTGAAGCAGTAAGAGTACTTAATTCTCTTGGAGTTACAGCTGTAATTGCACCACTATCATTAGAATTAGGTGGAGGAGTACTTACCCCAGCAATGGGGGATGGAAACATCTACTATAATCTTTGTCTAGTAAAGAAAGTCACTGTACTTACTTCTTTTACATTTGTAATGAGTACTTCATTTGTAGGAACAGGTGATAATTATAATGGTATAGGTATTTATAGTGTTTCTAATGTAGATGGTTCGCTAACTAAATTATCAGAAACTGCAAATAATGCTAATATATGAACAGCAGTTGCAGGAACACCAACTACAGTAAACTTACCAACACCATTAACTTTACAACCTGGTAAATATATCATAGCTTCTATTTATAACAACAGTGCTCAGTCAACCGCTCCTTCAATGCAAGGAATTGGTACCACCACTTGATATAATGTTATGATTCCAAATGGTGTAAAAATGAGCGGATATTCATCGTCAAGTACAAATAACTCATTACCTGCTACAGTAACTCAAAACTTAATATACCCAACTAGCAATAGCTATGTAGTAATCGGAAAGTAATATGAAAAAGATACTTACTTTATTTTTAGTATTGAGCACCATGTTATTATTTGGTGCCAATACTTATGTTAAAACTACTGGGAATGATATAACAGGAACAGGAACTAATGCTAATCCTTGAAAGACAGCTAAAAAAGGCATCGAAAGTACTACAACAGGAGATACCTGTATTTTTGGTGCAGGAACTTTTCCTATATCAAGTTATATAGTACCACCTATTGGAGTGAGTTTTATAGGAGCAGACAGTGCATCAACTGTATTTAGTGTAACATTTACAACATCTTCAGCAATTAATGCTTACTCTTCTATTATAGAAAATGGCAACCATTATATTGCTAAAATAAAATTTGAAGGAAATGGAACAGCACATAGTGCAATTAGTAGTACACGAAGATCAAATATAATTATTAATGAATGTTCATTCCATAACTTTTTATCAGGTGGACTTTATGCATTTGATGGATACGACACTTTTGCTAATAGTCCTGCACTTTCAAACATTAGTGTTTATAATTCTCAATTTGTAAATTGTTCTCGATATTTGGCGGCAGGTTCATTTGGAGCCATTTGACATCGTGGTGTTAAAGATTATCAAA